TGATGGTGGAGATCACATCCAGCAGCAGGAAGGCCAGCAGGGTGTAGAGGGCGATGATTGGGTATTGCATGGGTTACTCCACAATGAAAACGTCGCACAGGGCCAGGATCACGTTCACGTCCACGTCCGCGCTTCCGAGGTCGTCGGGCGTGATGGTCGCGAAGGTGATCGCCACATCTTCATCGGTGAGCGCGTTCATTTGCGCGATGAAGGTCTTGGCGTTGTCGTCTTCAAATGCGTACTGCGTGCCGTCCGCCGTCTTGGTGCCCAGCGACTCCAGCAGTTTGATGCGCTGGGCCTCGTAGGCTTCAAGTTCGGGCTTGATGGCATTCAGCGCCTTGGCGATGCGAAAGCCTGTTTTTGCGGGGAGCTTCAGGCCGGCCAGAGCGTTCAGAGCTGGGGCCAGTTCGATAATTTTGCTGAGTTTCATTTTTCGCTTTCGTAGTTGATTAAATCGTCCAACCTAGTGCGGTCATATAGGCCCCAGCGCCCGCGACCTCTGCGGCGAACTCTGATGCTTGATCGACTGTGTACGCCTTGCGCTCAAAGGTCTCGCTGATGACGACGCCATCTTTAAGCACTTGGTTTGACCACTGCACATTGACTGCGTTTTGAGTTGGGAGAATTGCGACTTGCTTGAGTACGCGAGATTCGGAAAAGGCCATGTTGATAACTCCTTAAGCTGTTGTTTGATAAACCATTGTGAAATCGATGCGAGTGCCACTTTGAAAGACTGTCGCCATGGCCCCGGGCATAGTTGCAGCGGCTGCAGATTGACCTGCGAAGGAAACTTGCGAATTCGATGGGATGGCATTCAGTCCTAGAAAAGCACTGGGCAACCCTGCGAAATATTCGACAACGCCGCCGCCTGCACTAGATGACGATCCGATCTGGTTGACGAACGGCAACCCTGATACCAGCGTGGTGCTTCCAGTCCCCAGAACATTGATTTGGATCTTTGCCTGTATGTAAACCAATCGGCCAATCTTGATATACATGCCATCTTGAATCGTGTATGTGGCGGTCCCACCGATAGATGGCGTCCAAGTGCCTTCCTCGTAATCGTCCAGCGTGTTGGGGTCAGAGGATGCAGATTGCGTGGCGGGAAATGCAATGCCAGTCCCAGACGAGGGGGTTGCGCCTTGCAACGCGATAGTGTTGCTTCCGCCCAAAGTAGTCAGTGGATTTACAACACTGGTGCCATCGCATTCGAGCATTGCACGAGTGTTTTGGATAGCCGCCACACCGCTGCCGCTTGGCGTCTTTACCGTCACCGTAAATGCCCCACTAGTGACATTCAAAATATAGAACAGCCGCGCCGCAGCTGGCACGATCACATTGATGTTGGCAGTGATGGTGCCGGTCAGTTCGATGAACTGGCTGCTTGCTTCGACAGTGGTCAGCGTAACGTCAACGCCACCGGCCACAGACTTGCTCAGGCGCCCTGCACCCACATCCAGCGCCGACAGTGCCGCGATATTGGTGCGTGCGTTCTGCTGTTGCGTGAGGCTCAGGCCCATCGAATTGATGTCGTAGCGCACGGTAGACGCCAAGGCGGTGTTTGCCGTCGCCAGCGTAGTCTTGACTGACTGCGCGAGCGTCGAAGGCAGTAAGCCGATTGGCATGATGCTGTACGCCTGCGCCGAAAGGCTGGTGCCGAGATACACCGAGTTCAGCGTGATGCCGGTGTTGCTGTTGATCGTCAAAATCTCGTAGAGCTTGCCGTCGGGGCCGTTGAGTATGTCGCCGGGATTGAGGGTGCCCACGTCTGACCAAAGCGTGGATGCGCCTGTGACTGTTGCTGATCCGTTTGTTACGGTAACGGTTCCGGTGCGGGTCCATTGCAAAGTAATTCTCCTTAAAGATTAAATTTCGTCTTGACTAACTGAAAATCAGGGTCGCCGGGCTTAATCACGACGCTGGCAACGCCCGATTCGCTAACTGCTACCCAAGCGTGAATATTGCCGTTCAAAATTACTGCGCTGATGTATGTCATTTTTATGCCCTATATACAGACCAATTTAGCGCAGCCATAACCGGGCCGGACCAACCCGCATCATTTTGGGCAACCCCAGCGATGGTTACTTCAATTATCAGATCGCCTTCAGTCACTGTCAGGCCACCACTCGCCCACGATGAGCCATTCGCTGATACAAAGTTTCCGGGATTCCATGTGGGCGCGGCGCGGCCATCTGCGACGTAACCCGGCGTTATCAGGATTCTTGCATCCAAAATCCAAACGTCATGGTTGTTATGCCATGTGCCGCCGCTTGCATAAATGGTGTTCGCTCCAATGCCTGCACGGTATATGTTTGCGACGTTATTCCATGCACCCGAGCCAACATTGAATCCCGTGTGGATATAAAAGGTGCCAGACGATATTGATAGGCCAGCAGTCGCAAGGGTGGTGTCTCCACAAGTCCCAGACGCCACCAGCAGCGGCGCGCTGACCAACGACCGGGCGAATACGCCGCTTCCGTCAGCATTCAGCGCAATATTGCTACCGACTTGCAGAAATGGATTTGTTCCCGTCGCGTTGAAGTCAATGAAGTTGGTGTTGGCTGCGTTCTGAGCTCGGCCTGCGGTCACCGTGCCCAAGTTGGCCGTGATCGCTGAAAGGTTTGTGACTGCCAGGGCCTGCGCAACAATGGTTCCGTCCACGATGGCGTTGCCGTTGAAGCCGAAGGTGGACACGCCGCCGATGGTGCCCACCGTCATCACGTTCTTGGGCGTGCCGGTGCCGTCGGGTGCCACAAAGGCGAACTTGTCCGCCAGGAACACCACGGCACTTCCGGTGCCACCACTCGCCAGCGTCATGCCGGCTGAGTGGCCGTTCGTATCTACCTTCAACACGTACTGCGCCTGCAATCCACTGATGGCCGACACGCTGGCTAAGGCTGCAGTGGATACAGCCGCGTAGCCTGTGGGGCCGCTGGCTGTCAGTGTGGTGATCGCTTGAGCAAGCGCGCCGTCTGCGGTTGCGCGGGCCGTCTGCTCTGTTGTGATGAGTGCGGTATTTCCAGATACAGACGCCACCAGCGCGCTAAAACTGGTCGTCAGCGCCGACACCGCCGTGGCCGTGGCCGTTGCAAAGCTCACTGCACTGGCGACGTTTGCCGTCAGCAGTTGGGTCGCCTGCCCGGTCACAAAGGCGTCAATCGAGTTTTGCAGGTCCGATGCCGCCAGTGACGTACTTGCCGCCGTGTTGCCTGCGTTGCTGGTGTTGAACGTGGCTGTCAGCGTGCTCTGGCTTGTCGCAATCGACGTGTCGATAGTCGATTTGCTGTAAGTGTACGACTGCACATACGTCTGCGCGCTGGTCAGCGTCGTGGCATCACCCGCTGTGAAATTGGTGGTTAACGTGGTTTGTGCCGTGGCAATAGCGGTATCCACCGTGGATTTCGAGTAGCTGTAGCCCTGTACATACGACTGCGCGTTGGTGTACGCCGTGGCTGCTGCGGTGTCCGAATGGGCATTCGCGTTGGTCAGCGTGGTGGTGTCCGCCGCTTGGTAGGCCGTCGTGAGCGTTGAACTGGTGGAGGCAATCGAAGCCGTGAGCGTGGCCGTGGCCGCATCCACATAGGCAATCGTGGCCTTGGTCGCCAGGGCCGTGTTGGTGGCCGCCAGATTGCTTGCCACCGTCGCTGTCAGCGTGGTGGTGGTCTGAGCCAGCGCAGTGTCTGCTGCTGCTCGCGTGGTCTGCTCATTCGTTATCGCTGCCAGGGTAGACGCCGTGCTTCCAGCGTATGCGGCCACCAAGGCCGCAAAACTGGTTGCCTGGGAACTCAGGGCGTCCGCATTGGTCTTGATGTTGGTGTTGGCCAGGGCCACGCTCGCGGTGAGCGCCTGGGCCGACTGTTGCCCGGTAAAGGCGTCAATGGCCGACTGCAACTCCGATGCGGCCAGCGCCGTATATGCGTTTGCCGCCGTCGTAGTGATGGGGCCGGTTGCGTTTGCCACCGAGTTGTCCACATACACGGTGCTGGCAGTGGTCGTGATCTGGCCCTGCAAAATCGTCACAGCCGCCTGCGTACTGGTGAGGTTGCCCGACACGGTGGTCAGCGTGGCAACTTCGGCTGTCAGGGTCGCCGCTGTGGCGTTGGCCAGGACTTGCACGGCAGTGAGCTGGGCGGACACGTCCGTAGTGACGTTGGCCGTCGCCAGCAGCGCCCACTTCCCGGTGATCGGGTCGAGCGTCATGGTGGAGTTGGTTGCAGACTCCTGCCACGTCATGCGTTTCTGCAGGTCGAAGTCCGCAAGCGCTGCCTGGAGTGAGGCGTTCGCCGCATTGGTGGCATTGCTCGCATTCGCCGCCGACTCAAACGGCATATTACCGATGGCGGCCAGGACTGGCGCAGAGGTCAGCGTGGTGATGGGCGCGGCCAGAGCGGCTGAAAGCTGACTGATGCCCAGGCTGTTGTTGAGCTGGGTCAGGAGGGCTGACGGGTCGGCACTGGGCGATCCAGGCACGCCGGCCGTAACTCCCACGGGATAGAAGGCGCTGTCATTGCCGGATGTGTCTACGACCCGCGCCCAGTAGTACCAAATCTGGGCCGGAGTAAGCCCAGGGTGCACCCAGCTCGTTGCCGGATTCTTCACGCTGGACAAAATGAATGCGGTGGATAGGCTATCGGTCGTGTTGCCCCAGATTTCCACAAATGAACGGTCAATTTGCCCCGCCGTGAACGTCCAATTGAGCGTCACTTGGAACATGCCGCCCGTGGCAGTCAGGCCGGTGATGGGAGACGGTGCATTACCCGCAAAGGTGTGCGTATAGGGCGTGACAGATGACAGGGCTTCCGTTGCCTGCCCCCAGATGTTGAAGGCTGGGAATTTCAGGTAGATGGGCGAACCGATGCGGCTGCGCGGCACGGTGTATTGGAAAATCGCGCTGTCCAGGCGTGCAAACTGGGCGCCCACGGTGTGCGTGGCGTTGGCGGTACCCATCTGGCCTCGGCGCAGGTAGGCGCCCAGGTTGTAGTGATAGGCAGACGTGAGCGTTGCCGCGCTGTAGTTGATCAGCTCGCCATCTACCCAGAGCATGGTATTGCCTGAGTCTGCATCGACAGATGTGCCGGCAATCAGTTGGCCACGGCAGGCCGTCATGTCAACGCCGAACGTGTGCGACGTGTCCGGGTCTGTTCCGGATGGCAGCGTGGAGGTCAAAAGGCCGTGTCGCGCTGGTGTAGTGATCGAACCGATCAGTTCGTATGTCGTGCCATCGCTTGAGGCCCAGACGTTGCAGCCGCCCCAGTTGGAGCCGCCGCTTGCCGCCACCCACAATTCAAGGTTTGGCGCGCTCAGCGAGTTGGGCGCCTCAAAAATCACCGGCGTATTGGTGCTGCCAGGTGCGAGCAGTTGGTTCACCGCGTAGCCGCCATTGGTGGGCACGGGCGCCACAACATGCGAACTCACGCCGGGCGGCGCGTCTTCGGCAAGCACCGTCAACGTGCCAAACTCATCCTCTTCAATCGACAGGATGCGCACCGGGTACAGATTGAGTCCCAGATTGGCGTCCGTGATCGTCACCAGGTCGGTGGGCTCCAAGTAGCACCACTTCCAGCCAAGCCGAAATGTGTATTGCGAGCGGACGTACACCGAGCGCTGCAAGATCAGCATGGCGGCGATGTTAGCGGCCGCGCCTGTGGCGAACTGGTGCGCGGTGATGACCGGCATGGGGCGCAGGCCGAACACGTCAATCGACGCCTGATCCTGCACGATGACCGTGGTCGCGGCGTAGCTGTTCGTCCTATCCAGATATTCGAGCGTGACTTGATTGAAGCCGTCGGCAGTGGTGTTAACGGTGTTGGCAATCGAATTGCGGCTGACCGCCACCGGCTCGGTGCTTCCGTCATCAAGGAAGTCGTCATCCCCAAAATTGGCAATCACGGTCAGCGTGGGCGTGTAGGTCACGCCGTTGCCGGTCACTGCGGCATCACCATAGGGCGCCAGCTTTAGCACGCCCTCAGAGTAGTAGGCCCCGGTGTTGGTGATCTGCATCAGGTTCGGTGACGATCTGCGATGCAGCTGTCTGCGCGTCGTAGCAGGGAGAAATCAGCAGTCCGGACGCACGGCAGTAGGCCGAATATTGCGAAAGACCAGAGATTGAAGGCGCGTTTGGCAGACCGTAGACCTGATTGGTGAACAGGTCGTTCAGCACGTCCTTCGGATCCGCATCACTGGAGCCAGAGAGTATTTTCAGCCCAGCCACTTCGAACGAGTGTTGCGGCAGGCTGGCGCTACTACCCAGGCTGTAGGCCGCCGCCGCGGCGTAAGCGATGCCCTGATACCCGATGGCCTGGGCGGCGTGGTTGCTCGACAGGTAACCCCAGGGCGTTTGCGGGTAGGTGCCCGTGAAAATCGAAAAATAGGTCGATGGAGACGCGACCGCCTTGTTGATGTAGGCCGTCAGCACACCCGACACCGGCCCCTCGCACAGCGCCAAGATGAAGGAGGCGTTGTACAGGTAGCCCGTTGTCTGCGATCCGCCTTTGCCGCCGCTGGACTGGCTTTGTGCCACGGCATTGAAGTCGCCGTACCAAAGCAAGTTGGGCGTCACCACCGTGGTGCCATACACCAAGGGAATGGGCAAGCCGTTGGCGCTGGTCTGAATGTTCAGCCCAGTGACCGGCGTCACGGTGGGATTGTTACCACCTCCGAAAAGGCCGCTCATTGAATGCCTCGCACACGGTAAAAGCCAGCCAGGCGATCACCCAGCGGGCCAGTGTTGGCTTCGGACAGCACCACTTGGCCAACGTCAGACCAGGCATGGCAAACCATGGGCCAGTCGATCACGATGGATCCGTGTGCGGCGTGCCGGCCGTAATTGAACATGGCAATGTCGCCGGGCAGTGGCGGCGCATCCGCTGGCAGCGGGTCTGCGTATTGCCCAAGGATGGAAAGGAATCGCTTTTCGTCGCGGTGCATGTGCCAGTCGGGCGGGTAGTGATCAAGCTGCACGTCTGGGGCCAGGCCGACAGTGGAGAACACGCCCACCAGCAGGTTTGCGCAATCCACGCCCACGCCCTTAATGCGCGCTGCGTGATGGAATGGCGTGCCAATCCAGGTCATGGCCTCGGCGGTGATCTTGTCTCGCGTGGTCATGCTGCAATCACCGGAATGGGGATGTATGGAGCGCCACGGAATTGCGCCACATTGCTGAATTTGCTGGTGCATGTCGCCTGCGTTTTGTCGCATCCAGCGTAAGCGCTAAAAACCGCACCAACCACTGGCACGGATGGCAGCGGAGAAAACAGGGTGATTGCACCAGGCGTGTACGACTTCACCGTGCGCCGCACGCCATCGAGCGCGCCACCCACGAACTGCACATACCCACGGTCGAAATAACCCGCCGCGTTGGACAAGCCGCAATTGAGAAGAATGTTGGTGCTTGATGCCAGCACGGTGGAGCTGCTGCCAAAGCTGGAGCGGTTCAGGCCACAGCCGCTGTCGTACAAGGTATGGATGCAGCCGGGCTGATAAAGGTTGCGCGGCAACAGTGTCGCCAGGGCTTCGGTGCCCGAGTTGATGCGGCACACCAGCGATGTGCGGCCAATTTGAAGATCCGCAAAGCGCCCATAGAACATCGACACGACGCCGACGGCGGTCGGTGCGGGGGACAGGAAAGCACGCTCCAGATTGAGCATCGCGCCGTCGAATCCACCAGCCTGAGCGGCAGCCAGGACGCCTACGCCGTTGATCAGGTTGGTGGTGCAGGGGAAAATGGACACGTCCAGCGTGTCTACCTCGGCGCCGATAATCATGCGGGTTTTGCCGCGGCTGATGACCGGGCCGCTGCTGGAGTAGGTCAGGCCGCTGACAGGGTGCACCACGTCCACGTCATAACTGGTCCAGCGCAGCACGGCGCCCGATGCCATGGTGATGGTGTACAGGTCGGCCATGGTGTACGGGCCCCCAGCATTCAGCAGAGTGAGCAGCGGCGCGGTTACTGTTTTCATACCCTGTTACCTGGTGCGCCGATCATTTCGACCTTCTTGAGCTCATACAGGTCTTGCATGAAGCCGTCGAACTCGATCTGGTCTTTGGTGAATCGGCACCGAAAATAGTAAGTGCCAGTCCAGGTCAAGGCCGCGCCACTGGCTGGCGCTGTGGTGAATGTCACGAGACCGGTGCTGCCAATGGTGTAGCCTGCGCCACTCACAACTGCGCCAGCCGCTTTTATGTTGGTGACGGCAAGCGGGTTCATCACCGGCTCGGTGAAGCCAAAGCCACCAGCGCCACGAGTGCGCGTCAGTTGAAAGACGGTCGTCACTCCGTCGCCAGTAGCAAAAGGCATGTTTGTGCAGGCTTGGTCGTTTGGTATGGCGATCAGAAAAGAATCCCACGATCCCTTGCACGCGAGAAAGAGTCCCACGATGGTGTCAAGCTCTGGGAAGGCTGAATTTGCCCGCAGGAATTCATAGCCTACCGTGATGTCCCACAGCGGGTACTGCATGAAGGCCGCGCGCGTCTCGCGCCCAGACACTGCACTTTGCGTGCGCGTTGAGAAACGTGGCCATACCGATACCGTGGGCAGCAGGCCCGGCACAGACATGGGGTAGACGGACTGGCTCATGCGTTGCTCGGCGAAAAGTTGCGGCCCAGGCGGCGCAGTGCCGGCGCCAGAACATGGCTGTTTTTGGACAGGAAGGTTTGGAAGTCTTGCGTACTCTGGGTGTGGACATGCATGTGAACGTCGCCGCCCCCACCGCCGCCACTTGCCATGTTCCGCACGGCGTCTGCCTGCGCTTGAGGCAACACCATTTCACGCTCATGGAGCTGAGTCATGGGGTTCAGGCCTGCCGGTATGTCGTAGCCGCCACGGGCGGATGCAATTGAACCACCAGCAGCCATGACTGCGCCCATCGCGCCAGCAGCAACACCTGGGGCCAATTCAGGGCCAACAATCGGAATGCCAACAGTTGACGAAAACGCACCAGAAAAGGCTGTCGCTGCATCGTTGGTAATTTGTTTCAACGCAGCCCATGCGCTCTTGGCCACTGCTTCAATGGCCTCGTCTGCACTGGCATCCTTGCGAAGCTGGGCACCAGTCAATGAAGCTGCAGTTTTTGCCGCCTCGGTCGCCGCCCAGTTCGCAACCACCTTGACGCCAACATTCATTACCTCCACAAAAATCGAATTGAATATGTTGTCAAAGGCCCTTTGCATCGTCGTGGTGCCCGAGATAATCCCCTTGACTGCCGTATCCATGGCCTGGACGATTGGAGCAAAGGCCTTTTCCCACCCCTTGCGCACTTCAGCAGCTGCGGCTGCGGCGTCTTTGATAACGGTCAGGTTGTTTTTCTCGCCTGCCATCACAAGCTCGTCATCAATCTTCTTGGCTTCGATGGCAG